TTCTTACACTAGCTAAAAAGATATACGAAGAAAATTCTCTTGTTTTTAAAAACATAGAACATGTAAGAGATGTACTAAGATATCATACTGGTAAAAAAGGTGTTAATGACCGTAGTAAAATCAAAGACAAGTCTCTAATTAGAGAAATATCTTATAATTATGCTCCATTTGAGAATATCCCAGACTCATTTGAAGAAATCCGAGAGCCATACATCCTAAGTACTGCTACCAAGAAGATTCTAATACTATCTGATATCCACTTTCCTTACCATAATGCCGCATCACTAAAAGCTGCAATTAAGTATGGTTTAGAACAAGAAGTAGATTGTATTATTCTTAATGGAGACATACTAGATTTCTACCAACTGTCTGACTTCTCTAAAGATCCAAGCAAGCCTACATTCCGCAAAGAACTAGAATTAGGTAGGTGGTTCTTAAAAGAACTTAGATTAGCATTTCCTAAAGCTCAGATATACTACAAGATTGGTAATCACGAGATGAGACTTGAAAGATATCTCAAGGTAAAAGCTCCAGAAATTCTTGATTGTGAGGAGTTTAGATTAGAAATCTTACTAGAGTTTGCCAAACATCATGTAATCCTGATAGATAAGTACACTGTAATTAAAGCAGGTAACTTAAATATCATTCATGGTCATGAGTACAAAGGTGCTGGAGGTGTATACCCTGCCAAGTATATCTATGGTAAATCAAAAGTCAATACAATCTGTGGTCATTACCACAGATCTAGTACTTACCTAGACAAAAACATGGATGGTCATTATCACGGAGGATTCTCTACAGGATGCCTGTGTGAACTATCTCCTGATTATATGCCGTATAATGAATGGGTGCACGGATTTGCTGTTGTGACTATGAAAAAAGATGGTAACTTTAGTGTTCAGAATCTTACAATAGACAATGGGGAGATACGCTAATGCCTACCTACATAAAAGCTGGGTTATACAAACGTCCTTTTGTAAAGGATGATGATGAACTTGAGGTTCCTGAGGTATACATTGATGCTGAAGTATTTCAGGTAATCAATGATGATGAGGAATTAATAGTTCAGATAACTTATGAAGAACTAAGAGGCATCATGGCTATCATGGCAGCAGAACAAGAAAAGAGGCACTTGTTTATTAAGGCCAAAATAGATAAAAACTAGTTTCCTGTGTAGGAGTCGAACCTACATCCACCCTGTTTAAATCAGGAGCTTTACCAGTTAAGCTAACAGGAACATTTGGGTCATCCCAATATAAATAAATAAGTTTAGGGTAGTCTGTCATAATCTTTAAAGTAGCCCCAAAAGACCATAACACAAGATACGAGGTAGACACTAAATAGCCCTAATAAAACATCAGTGCCAACTTGCCTACCATCTGAAAAATCTTGGTATCCCCAAAATAAAACTATACCCCATACGCATAGTAAACCTATATAGTGTATGGGTTCATTTTTAAAGTCAAACTTAATGTAAGTGAATAGTTTAACTTTAGACTCCATGAACAAGTTAAACTTGTAACTAAGAGCCCAGAGAACAACAAATAGGATACCCAGTACTAAACCTATGTAAAATAGCCAGTCTGTAAGTAACCCACCAATAAATGCAAATCCGGCAGCAACTGCCATCATTACAATACCATTGGTAATAGGAGATGTATTAGTTATCTTCATACTCTACAAAGTTACGCTTACAACTCATTTTATGGTAACCTTTTCCTCCACAATACTCACATTCATAAGAATCAAGTAGGCTTTTGATATTAATCCTACCCACAGGATTCATAGAATGTATCAAGTACTTGGGAAGCATAGTATCTGTATCTATACAGAAATCTATGAGCCATCTAGCACAGTGAAACCCAGTTCTTTCACCAAATTGGTTATAGTCTGGATTACTCATGTCCTGATAATGCTCATCAGCAAGATCATGGTCAAAAGAAATTAAGTCAGGTAGCTCATTCTTTAAATATCTCTCTGATATCTCCTGAACAAACTCTACATAATTTCTTACCACAATCCATTCTTTGTCTACATATACCGGGTCCTGAGTGTAACTAAAAGCATCACTAGGCTCCCTCATGTCATCTAAAAATAGATTATACGTTCTTTCTTTTAGCATCTATGTATTTGTTTACTTCACGTTTAACCTCATACCAATAGGCACTTCTTGTTTCCAAGATCATTTCATCACAGAGCTGGTTGCAGATGTTCTGTATTACAGAAAGCCATAGATCCAGACCTATCTCTAATGGTACACCTACACAACCCGCTTCAGCAATTATACTTGTTGCTTTATCCTTAGCAGATATCTCTCTACCTGCAGACTTATTACTTGTTTTTGACTCGCTGTGTATCATAATTAAAAAATGTATCTAATTGTATTCCAAGGTATTATTAACTGATGGAGGGACCTAAACACTCTGATATAGTCATCCTTTAAGTCATGTCTATATCTAATGTTTTTACCACCATACTGTGATACCTTATCTTCCTGTATATCAGGTCTCCACAATAGTTCCTCACCTAGTATACCATGATCTAAGTTGTACTTATGCTTATCAGCATTGTGAGTAAGAAAGATTACCTCTGCTTTTACTCTGCTCTTAAAGATAACATTCTTATCTATTAGCTGAAATAGTGCTGCATACTCTTGTTCCCATCCTTCTGTTACAATTACAGGACTGAAGTTTATGTGCACATCCCAACCAACTGATATAAACCTATCAATAGCTTTTATCCTATCTATAATACTAGAAGTATTAGGTTCTAACAGAGTAGCATACTTCTGAGGCATAAGACTAAATCTGATTCTAACCTTTTTTTCAGGATTGAATGATAACAACTTGGGATTCACATACTTAGTAGCAAATGAACCGATTGCTTTTGGATGAGACTTAAAGAACTTAACAATCTTCTGAAAATCATAGAACTTATAATGAAGTGCTAAGTCCTCATTACAACCTATATCATAGGTTACAGAATAATCATGAGTCTGATTAGGTTTCTCTACATCAGCAAACCAAGAGTGGTGGTCTATAGCAGTAAGAATATCTTCTATATTCTTAGATACAGTTAGACCATCTGGCATATGTCTTTTCATGTAACAATAGCCACAGTTAAACAAACAACCATACCCAAAGCTGGGTGCAATGAAGTCAGTAGATCTACCCGAAGGTCTAATCTGCATAGACTTCCGGGTAACTAATTCTACTTTACTCATACTGCAAAAGATTCTTCTAGTTCTTCTATACTAATGCTGTCCAAGACTTGATCTAATGGAGCAAACCGGGTAATATTAAAGCTAGGTTCCTGTGTTTTACCAAAGAAATCCCTAACATTCTTAGCATTCTTAATCTCTACTAGAGTAACACCCATTTTATCATGCATATCATAGTATCTCATTTCTCGGATAGTATAAATTTTATCCTTAATGGGCCTATTAGGTATTATCTGCATTGACCGCGGATCAAAGACATCATCTACACATACTACTTGGTCACCTTCTTTTATCATTTTTAAAACAAGTATTAAAGAAATGAGCTGGTATATCAGCATGCTTCATGGGAAGACTTACAGCTGTACCACCACATGAATTGATTTTATTACCTACAGATGTCATAAAAACATTACTAGTCCCCCAGTTTTTCTGATTGTACATCATATAGGTATTTGAACCATACTCTAAGTTTACAAACTTCTCTCGGGTACTAGGATCTATTAATCCTATAAAGGCATAGTCTTTCTTGTAATTCTTTAGGACATCTAGTCCACCAGCACTAAATCCTATTAACCCTGTAGTTTTAGGATCATAGTCCATAGTCAGCGGTGTACCATAAGGATAAATAATTATCTCATAGCGTGACCACATCCATTCAGGAATTTGTTTATCCATCCAATCAGGGGTAGCATAATACATTCCACCCCAGATAATTAAAGTACATAGTGCACTATTCATTGGCTTTTTCTCCTTCGTTAATTCTTTGGTTAATCATTTGATAGATCTCATCTACAAGATTAAACTGATCCTCTGGTAGTTCTCTATACTTCCAGATTTGCCGGACATCCTCCCTGATATTATGCAGAGCTTCACGGTATGCCTCACCATTAATAGCATAACGGAAGTCATCTCCATCTTCAGGAAGATTAAACTCTAGTGTTGCTTTAT